CGGCCACCCGCTCGTTCTCGCCGGTCCCGGCGTACTGAGGAGGTCAAACGTGTCGTTCGACGGAGCCATCGCCCGACCACCGCGCTGCGTGCTCGTGAACGTGACCAGCGGCGAGTCGATGGAGTGCCTGTTCAACCCGACGCAGCTCTCGGAGAAGCTGCAGGTGAACTGGAACCGCCTCGCTGTGCCGGGGCTCTCGCATCAGGTGCTCCAGTTCCAGAGCACCGCGAACCGGCAGTTCTCGAGCGTCGAGTTCTACCTGGACCGCTACTTCGCTGCCGAGCAGCCTGGGGACGTGAACGTCCTCGAGTTCAGGGCGTTCCTGCGAGCGCTCACCGTGCCGCCCGAAGGCACGGAGGACGTCGCCGCCACAGCGCCTCCGCGCGTGCTCTTCATCTGGCCCGAGGTCGTCACCGTCGAGTGCGTCGTCGCGAGCGTCGAGTTCACCTACAAGCAGCTCGCGGTCGATGGCACCGTGCTCGTCTACGCCGCGAACGTCACGTTCGAGGAGATCCTCGACACCCGTGTGACCAGCGAGGAGCTGCGCGAGGCTGAGCTGTAGTCCCCGGGGGGACGGGCCGCGAGGCTTTGCCTCGGCATGGCGCCTCGCACCGGCTCTCGGCACTTGTTCGCGCTCGGCGTGCCCGACGAGCTGGGACGCCGCTTCCTCAGCGAGCGCGAGCCGTACCGCTTCAAGGAGCACACGGACACGCGCGTCCACGTCGTAGCGCAGGGCGAAACGCTCGAGGGGCTCGCCGGGCGCTACTTCGCGCCGCTGCCGCGCGCGTGCGGCTTCTGGTGGGTGCTCGCTGATTTCCAGCCCGACCCCATCGTGGACCCGACGCTCGAGCTGGACGTGGGCCGGCGGCTCCTCGTGCCCAGCCTGCGCGTGCTGACCGACGTCATCCTCGGCGAGCAGCGCCGGAGGTTCGACGCATGACCATCGTCGATCGTAGCGGGCCGGGCGTGCGCATCACGCTGCTCGACAACGAGCGTGCGCCGAGCGGTGAGCCACTCGACCTCGCGGGCCGCATCATCGCCTTCACGTACGAGGACGCCGAGAAGAAGGCCGACCAGGTCTCGCTCCAGCTCGACAACTTCGATCTTGCGCTGTTCGAGCGTGCGGAGCTGGTGGGCGGCGCGACGCTCGAAGTGTCGTGGGGCTACCCCGGCAACATGGCGCCTCCGCGTCGGGTCGTCGTCAAGAAGCTCAAGGGCTTCCAGACGCTGACCATCGAGGGCCAGGCCACGAGCGTCTTGATGAACCGCGAGGCCAAGACGCGCTCGTGGGCGAACAAGTCGCGCGCCGACGTCGTGCGGGAGATCGCCGCTGAGCACGGCTACGAGGGCGAGTTCCTCGACGTCGAGGACACCGGCGAGGTGTTCGACACCATCAGCCAGAGCGCGGAGACCGACGCCCGCTTCCTCCGACGCCTCGCCGCGCGTGAGGAGTACGAGTACTTCGTCGACGACACCGGACTCCACTGGCGCTCGCGCGATCAAGCCGGCGCGCCGAAGCACGTGCTGACATGGTTCTCGGACCCGGGCCGCGGCGACATCATCTCCGTCAACGTCGAGAGCGATCTCCAGAGACGCGCCGGGCGTGTCGAGGTGCGTGGGCGCGATCCGCTCGCCAAGACCACGGTGGAGTCGGCCGCGACGAGCGCGACGGTCGAGCGCGCGACGCTGAGCGACGTCCTCGAGGTGGTCGATCGCGAGACTGGCGAGACCTCGCTCCAGGAGCGCAACGCGACGACCAGCGTGCATCCGACGTCCGCTCCCACTCCCGCCGCCGCCGAACGGGAGTCGGCGGCCCGCTACCGGCGCGCGGAACGTGAGACGGTGAAGCTCGCCCTGCAGGTGGTGGGTGACCCGACGTTGCGCGCGAAGCAGGTCGTCGAGGTGCGCGGCATCTCGAGCCTGCTCTCCGGCAAGTACTACGTGACCGAGGCAAAGCACGTCATCTCGTCGTCGGGCTACGTGGTCGACCTGAAGCTCACGCGCGACGGCACCGGCGCTCGCCGAGGCGCGGGCCCGAACGCACGAGGGCAGCCGCAGGGCGGCGAGCCGAACCGCGCCATACCGGCGACAGGCACGAGCACCGTGACCGAGCTCGAGCGCGTCGACCCGGAGACGGGCCGCACCGTCGTCGAGTACCGGCACGACGGCAACGTCGTCGGCGTCGAGGACCCCGAGGCCGGCGTCAGCCGCATGTACTGAGGAGCCACGCGATGAGCACCTTCGACGACGACATCCACACGCACGACTCGCGGCTCCTCGGCATGTATGTGGGCTACGTGACGAAGCGCGACGACGAGGAGCAGCTCGGTCGCGTGCGTGTCTGCATCCCCGGTGTGCTCGAGCCCGAGAGCGCTTGGGCGTGGCCGCTCGGGACGAGCGGTGGCGGTTCGAAGGACCGTGGCTTCTTCGCGGTGCCCGAGGAGGGCGCCGAGGTTGCGGTCTTCTTCAACCAGGGCAACGTCGACGCGCCGTACTACCTCGCCGCGCACTGGGGGAAGCCGAACGGCGAGAGCGAGGTGCCGGAGGAAGCTCAGAAGACCCCGCCCGACAACCGCGTCTTCTCTACGCAGACCTTCCGCATCGAGCTCGACGAGTCGAAGGACAGCCGGAAGCTGAAGCTCACCAACAAGAAGACCGGCGACCACCTCGTCTTCGACGCCGAGGAGAACACCGTGATCCTGCAGGCGACGACGGCGCTCACGCTGCGTGCGGTCGGCGCCATCAGCATCGAGGGCACGCAGATCACTATCGGCGGCCGCGTCGTCCGGCCCATCGCCGCCCCCATCTGAAGGAGATGCACGTGGCCCTCCCGATCTGCCTTGAAATCCCCGAGCTCGGCGATCCGCCGGTCATCACGCTGCCCGGCGGCGTGAGCATCCAGCAGTTCAATTTGATGGAGGCGATTCAGCCCGCGCTCACGCCGCTGATGCCGGTGTTCGACATCATCGACACCGTGGTGGCGGTCTTCAACTGCGTGAAGGCCATCCCGGACTCGCTCGGACCGCCACCGGATCCGACCGCGCTCGCAGCGTGCATTCCCGAGCTGGCCGAGAAGGTCTCGAAGCTCCTGAAGCTCATCCCGCAGCTCTCGCTGCCGTACACCATCATCGGCATCATCGACCTGGTCATCGACACGCTGAGGCAGGCGCGCGATCAGCTCCTGCACCTGCAGCAGCAGATGCAGCAGATCCTCGGCGCCATCGACCGCGCGACCGAGCTCGAGGACGCGGGGCTGATGGCCATCACGAGCTGCGCACAGGCGAACGTCGCGACGGAGGCGGCGAACGTCGGCAAGGCGCTCGCGAGCCTCGGGAAGCTCATCGGCATCCTCAACATCTTCCTCGGCATGGTCGGCGCGCCCGAGGTGCCTGACCTCTCGAACCTTGCGGGACGTCCGCTCGACGAGGTGGTGCCGCCGATCGACGCCATCGTGAAGGCGCTCCAGGACGTGCGCGGCGCCATCCCGGTGCCGTGAAGAGGACGCCATGAGCCGTGAAGCCCAGAACCTCCTCATCCCGTTTCGGCGCGACAAGAAGCGCGACTTCGCCGTCGGCAGCGGCGAGGCGCTGCTCGCCTCGAAGGTCCGCCAAGCCTTGCTCACGGAGGGCGCCACGGCGCGCTCCTCCGGGGAGCTGCCCTGGCGCACCAACTTCGGCGCGGGGCTCGCTCTCCTGCGCCACCAGCGCAACGACGCCGCCCTGAAGGAGCTGGCCCGCGTCTACGTGCGCGATGCCCTCCAGCGCTGGGTCCCCGGCGCTACCCTCGTGAGCCTGGCCGTTGAGCAGGACGGTCCGGCCCTGACGCTGCGGGTGCGCGTCCGCGAGCGCGAGACGAACGCGGCCGTGGACGTGTCAATCGAGCGGTGAGCCCGTCCCCGAGGGCTGCTTCTCGGCGGCTTTGCCTCCTCGGAGGCATCCCGCCGTGGCCACGCTGCCCGAGTCCGTCGACTACACCGACAAAGACTTCGACGCTCTTCGGGCGCGGCTGATCGCGCTCATCAAGAGCGTGTTCCCGGACTGGACCGACTTCGACGTCGCCAGCTTCGGCAACCTGCTCGTCGAGCTCTACGCCTACGTCGGCGACGTCCTGACGTTCTACCAGGACAACCTCGCCCGGGAGTCGCGGCTCGTCACGGCCACGCAGCGCAAGAGCGTGATGGCCCTGGCGAAGATGCTCGGCTACCGGCTGCACGGCGCGCAGGCGGCGACCGCCGAGGTCTGGCTTCAGCTCGCCCGCGTACCGGTCGCCAGCGTGACTTTCCCGGCCGGCACGGTGCTGCGTACCCAAGAGGTCACCGAGCCGGTTCGCTTCCAGCTCCTCGCGCCTGCCGTCATCGCCGCCGCCGCCGATCCGCCGCGCGTGCTCGCGCTCGTCGAGAACTCAAGGGCGCACACGCAGCTCTTCGACGCGCGCGGTCTCGCGGACCTCGAGCTGCACCTCGACTTCGCGCCGTACCTCGACGACTCGGCCATCGTGTCGACGCCGCAGGGCGCGTTCACCGAGGTCGACAGCTTCCTGGACTCGCGCCCCAACGACCGGCACTTCGTCGTCGCCGTCGACCAGAACGACCGAGCCACGCTGCGCTTCGGCAACGGCGTGAGCGGCATGCCGCCGAGCGGCACCGTCTCGGTCACCTACAAGACCGGCGGCGGCAGCGCGGGCAACGTCGACGCCGAGCGCATCGCCGTCATCGAGGGCGCCTTCAAGGACGCCTACGGCAACGCGGTGCAGGTCAGTGTGCGGAACCCCGCGCCGGCCTCGGGCGGCGCCGACAGGCAGACCGTCGCGTCGGCGAAGCTGCTGGCGCCCGAGAGCCTGCGCGCGCTCACCCGCACCGTCGCGCGCGAGGACTTCGAGATCAACGCGCGCCGCCTCTCCGGCGTCGCCCGCGCGCTCATGCTCACCTCGAACGAGGACCCGACGATCGCCGAGAACACGGGCATCCTCTACGTCATCCCGCAGTCGCAGGCGCCCGGGGCGATGCCCACGCCCGCGCTGAAGAACCTCGTGCTCCAGCAGGTGACCGAGGTCTACCCGTGCACGCTCACGTTCCAGGTCAGCGTGCAGGACCCGGTCTACAAGCTCGTCGACGTCGCCGCGCGCATCTTCCTGCGCCAAGGCTACGCAGCCAACGACGTGCGCGACCGCGTGCGCGCGAACCTCGCCGCGTACTTCCGCGTGAACGAGCCCGACGGGACGCCGAACCCACTCGTCGACTTCGGCTTCAACATCAAGGACGCAGAGGGCAACCCGGTCGGCGAGATCGCCTGGTCGGACCTCTTCAACGTCATCCGCGACACGCCCGGTGTGCGGAAGATGGGCGACTCGCGCCTCGACCTGACGCTCAACGGCCTGCCCGCTGACGTGCGTCTCAACGTGCGCGAGTTCCCGGTTCTGCGGACCGTGACGCTGACCAACGGCGACACGGGGGAGCTGCTCTGATGGCGATCCTCAACCCCAGCTTCGAGGACGCGGGCGCACTCCCCGGCGAAGCCGAGCACTGGACGCTCTCGGCGGTGACGAGCCTCGAGGAGATCGCGGGCTTCGGCGCCGCGCCCGAAGAGGCGTGGGAGGACTTCGAGCGCTGGTTCGACCTGCTCGACTCCATCGACGACGTCGTCGTCGTGCTCGCGTTCTTCGACAGCGCCCTCAAGGGCTACGAGGAGTTCGAGAGCGGCTGGGCCAACGTTGTGTACCTCTACGACCTCCCGCCCGCGCAGCTCGTCACCGCAACCTTCGACGGGCTCGCTGCCGAGGAGTGCGAGACGGGGTGGAGCAACGTGCCCTACGCGCGGGAGTGGGCCGACGTCGTCGCCGCGACGGGCGTCTTCGACGGCGAGCCGCACGAGGACTTCGAGGACCAGTGGCGCTCGAACCAGCTCTACGCCTGGACGTGGGCGGCCGTGACCTCGAGCGCCGCGATGTTCGACGCGGGCGCCCAGGCCGTCGAGGACTTCAACAACGGCTGGACGAGCATGACGACGCTCTGAGGAGACGACGATGGCCGAAGCAGACTGGACTTACCTCAACGACGGACTCGACATCGCAACGGTGGACAGGGGCGTGACCGCGGGCATCGCGCGGCCACCGGGCGGCGGCAGCTTCCTCTACGGCTTCAACTCGCTCGCGGCCGTCGAGGGAGCGGTGGGCCTCTTCGCCAACCTCGCGAGCTTCGCGCCGATGGCCAAGGGCGGCTCGATTCGCGGCGTCGTGCAGCGCGGTCCGGGCGGCGGGCCCACGGGCTTCTCGCCGTTCCTGTTCCTCTGCTGCCAGGGGAACTCGGTCAACGACAGCGCGTACCTGCTCGGGCTCTCGGACGACGATCCGCACCGCATCGTGCTCCGCAAGGGCGCGGTGACGGTGGGGCTTCCCACGGCGGACGGGCCCGGCGTGCTCCTCAAGTCGGCGGCCTCGTTCGCTCAGGCGACGTGGGTCCACCTGCGGCTCGATGTCATCGTGAACGCGAACGGCGACGTCGTCCTCAAGGTCTTCCAGAACGACCTCGCGCTGCATGCACTCGGGACGCCGCCCGACTGGCAGCCCGTGTCCGGGATGGTGGAGTTCATCGACGACCACCTCGGCATCAACGCCGGCTCGCAGCCGCTGACGTCGGGGCGCGGCGGCTTCGGCTTCTCCGTGAAGGACGTGACGCGGCGCGCGTACTTCGACCACCTCGAGCTGTTTCGGCAGGTGTGAGCGATGGCGCTGACCGCGTTCACCAGTCGCCTCGGGCGCGGCCAGGGGCGCCTCGCGACGCCGAAGGCGACGGGGGGCGAGTACGCGTTCGTCCTCGGCGACGCCGAGCCCGGGCGCCTGTTCGAGCTCGCGCCCGGCGACCACGCCGAGGTCACGCAGCAGACGGACCTCACCGGCGTGATGCTGCTGCGCGCGCTCCTTCGGCTGCGCGTGCCCGCGTCGACCCCTCCGGGGCTCGCGTGGGAGGCCAGCATCCTCGTCGATGGCACCAAGCTCGCGGCCATGCGCGCCAAGCCCGGCCGCGAGCGCCTCGTCACCGACCTCGCCGCCAACGTCTCGAAGCTCTCGGGATTGCACACCATCGGCGTGCGGCTCGAGCTGGTGACCGCGTGAGGAGCCCGGCATGAGCACCCTCGAGCTGCCCGCGCTCTACGGCGACTCGGTGTCACTCCTGGTGACGACGCCGAGGCTCGTGCTCGTGAATCGTGACCCGAGCCCCGGCGAGAGCGGCGTGCCCATCGACGCGACCATCGCCCTCGAGCTGGTCGACACCGGGCCGGACGGCGTGGAGCGCTCGACCGCGCGCGTGTGGATCGACGGCGTCCTCGCATTCGACGGCAGCGCCGTGCCCGAGCTCGCCCCGGCCTTCGCGGGCCCGCTAGCCAGCGTCACGCAGACCACTGACACGCTGCGCGTCGTGCTGCATCCGGTGGCTCCGCTCGCGAGCCTGGCCACGGTCCACGTGCGCGTGCTCGCTCAGACCGTGGGCGGCGCGGCCTCGCTCGACGAGGTGTACTCGTTCGTCGTCGAGGACCGGACTGCGCCGCGTGTCGTCGGCGCACAGGCGCTCGCGCAGAGGACCGTGCGCGTGGGATTCGACGAGCCCGTGCTGGTCCCGAGCGGGGCGAGCTTCCTCCTCACGCCGAAGGGCGCGCCGGCCGTCTCAGTCACCGTCGCCGGTGTGAACGTCGAGGGGAGTATCGTCCTCCTCACACTCGACACCGAGATGACGCCCGACGTGCTTCACGAGGTCGTGGCCGTCGGCGTGACGGATCTCTTCGGCAACGCCGTCCTCGGCCCCTACGACCGCGCGAGCTTCACGGGCTTCCGCCCCGCGCGCCCGCTCACGAGGCGCTTCGACCTGTGGCGCATGCTGCCGAAGCACAACCGGCGGGACGACCACACGGGAGACCTGTTCCGGTTCATCGCCTGCCTTCAGGAGGT